TGCCAAGAAGGCTGCGCCTAAGAAGGCTGCGCCTAAGAAGGCTGCGCCTAAGAAGGCTGCGCCTAAGAAGGCTGCGCCCAAGGCTAAGGAGGCTGTAGTCCAGCCCAAGTACACGGGCCCGGTACGCACCGAAGCAGAAATTGCTGAGATGGAGAGACGTTCTCCTTACGGCTTTATGGCAGAGGTTAATAAAGAGAAATTACGTACTGGCAAGTACAACCGTGAAGAAGATGTAGTTCCTGACAAAGATCCCCTTAATGCTCAAGATAAAGAGAATATCACTGGGCTATTAGAAGGGACAACGGCGCGTGACCGAAACGGTATTTCGGCCAGAGCATATTTAGGTAATTTTAATACTCCTATCGAAGGTATCGCCTCCGCAATATACGACGTGGTTTATAAAACCCCGCAATGGAGCGGTAGAGAAAAAGGGATGTCCAAAGAGCAGCGCGCCAGACTCGGGGAGAAATACCGAGGAACCGGGCTGGAGTTCGGAGAAAGGACACTTGCTTGGGCTGAAAAGAACTTATCCCCCGAGACGAACGCTTGGATCGCAAAAGAAGAAGTGCGAATCGCTAAACAAGAGCAGCAAGAGCTAGACCTCGCGGTTAGCAGAACAAGTGTTCTTGTAGGTATAAATATTCAGAACGACCTTAGAGTACAGAAAATACGGGACGAGCAAGCCCAGATAGATCAGGAGAATCTTGAAGGCGATACAGAGGCAGCCAATAAAGCACGCAAAGAACTAAATAAACTAAACGATGCCCTTCAAAAACGGATGTTGGAGATAGATGCTGTCGTCGGTCTCGACCTGCCCACGCACCCTGCCGTACGCTCCGCTCTCGCTGACGGTAATCTACCAGACGCCCTTGCTCTTCTCGCCGCTACATCTCCCAGCAAGCGTGTGTCTCAAGTTGCTAGTAAGCTGGCGCAGAAGCTGGGCGACACCAAGGTAGAGGTCGTAGAGAACCTGACCGATGACGCAGGTAAGCCCGCTGCCGGTCTGTTTGATCCCAAGACCAACACTATCAAGATTGACGCAGCAACTGGTATCAACCCACACACGGTCTTACACGAGACCACGCACGCGCTGACTTCTGATACACTTAGTAACAAGTCACACCCGGCTACCAAACAACTAGAAAAACTATTTGACGACGTTAAAGATGAACTAGGCAGCTACTACGGTTCGCAGAACGTAGACGAGTTCGCTTCCGAAGCGTTTGGTAACCCGGACTTCCAGAGGGAACTATCCCGCATCTACCCTAACGGTTCACCGATTTCGGCGTTGCAGAGGTTCTTCAATACGGTTGGCAACTTCGTGCGCCGTATGCTGGGGATGCAGACTAAACCCGCTGGTTCTGCGCTCAACGAAGCCGATAAGTTCATTGAAGCCATGTTGGCCCCTGCTCCTGACTCCCGTGATGTTGGTGAGATGTATCTGACATCTCCTAAAGCTGTATTCGATATGATTAAGAATACGTACGAGAGCGTTAAGTCTCCGTCCTCTCCTACTGACAAGGCAAGTTTTCTTCAGAAAGTAGATACCTTCGTCAGGTCTTCCGCGCCGGTTAATACTAAGCGGTTCCTGCTGTACTCCCTGCCTCTCCAGCCAGTACGTGATCTGGCCGCTAAATATAAACTCGAAACTGTAGCGCGGAAGTTGCAGAAGGCCATAGAGACCATGAACGGGGATATCGTACAGGCGGATACCAAGGTTAATACTACGTTGACAGTCGCACAGACTTGGTTGCGGGGGCACGAGGGGTCCAAGAAGGCTTTCAACTCCGTAGTCTATACGAGTACCATCAACGGTGTGGACCCGAGCAAGGCCGAAAGTAATTATAAGGACGAGAAATTAGATACGTGGAAGGCTATGCAGCCAAACTGGCGCGTGCTGAAAGCTAATGGCGGCGACAAGGTATACGTAGAGATGCGTAATGCGTACCGGATACTGTACGAAGAACTGAGGTCCGTAGTTGATGGGCGCATAGACGCCCTTGTCGCAGACCCCAAAGAAGCTAAGAAACTAAAGGATTCCATGTATAAACGTATGTTCGAGGGCGGCATACTCGACCCTTACTTCCCGCTAACACGTAAAGGGGACTTCTGGATTAGCTATGACGCTAGGATCGGTAATACTACCGAACCCGTATATGAGGCGTTCGTGACCTTAGACCAACGCGAGATGCGTATGGCAGAGCTTGCGAAAGATTCCCGTGTAGTCACAGGTAAAGATGGCAAGGCAAAAATAGAACCCTTCACTAAAGCGAACGCATTTAAATCCCGGCAAGCACCAACTAGTGGGTTTGTGAAAGAGGTTTTTGAGGTTCTGGAAGCCAACGTACCCACCAATGCAACTAAGGAACAGAAGGAAGCCCTTGCCGCCCAGAGAGACCAACTTATGCAGTTGTTCATACAGTCGCTGCCAGAAACGTCTTTTGCTAAATCCATGCAGAAGCGTGGTGGTGAAGACGGTAAGGGAGTGCTCGGGTTTGACCAAGACGCGTTTGGTGCGTTCAATGATAAAGCCTTCAACTTGGCGCGGCAGATACAGCGCCTAAAAAATAGTGCCAAAATACAGGGCATAGAGGCCGAACTGGAAGAGCAGTGGAGTCTTGTTACCGACAAGGATGGTGTAGACAAAGACAAGTCTAGGCTCGTCAAGGATGAACTCCTCAGACGGGCAGAATTTGCTCGTAACCCCCCGTCGGACATGGTGAACCGGCTTGCCGCACAGGCTAACCGCATAGCGTTCTTGGGGACTATTGGCTTCAACCTGTCTTCTGCGGTGGTCAACCTTTCGCAGATACCTCTTATATTTGCTCCCATGCTAAACGGCAGATACAGGGCAGATTTAGGTACGAAGGCGGTACCAAAAGCTCTGTGGGACGCTATGTCCCTGCTAGGTAGTACTTACACCGGTAAAGGGTGGTCTAGTAGGGTATCCCGAGTAGATAAGGAAGAAGCTAACATAGATGTTATGAGTGCGCCGTCTGTAGACAACTATTTTGAGGTTGATAAGAATGGCGAGTTTGTTCTACGTAAAGATATGAACCTGAGCGCCGCCAAGACTAAACAGTTAGAGCGCCTCAAACCCCTCATCAAAGAATATGTTGCTCGCGGATTCTCTGGCCGTTCAATAACTTTTGACACGTTGGATCTGGATAGTTCCGGTAAAAAGCGGAACCTGTGGGAAACCACAAATGCGTGGAGTGCTACTGCCTTCCAGATGGCTGAACAGACCAACCGACAAGTGGCCGCGATGATGGCGTTCGACTTGGAATTACAGCGTATGGAGAAGGCCGGGGTAGATGTATCGACCGCTACGGCTATCAATGAGGCCGTTGAAGAGGCGCTGTATTTGACAAACGAACTGAATGGTGGCGCTACGCTCAACACAACATCTCGTATATCCCAGACGGGACTTACCCGTGTAGCAATGATGTACAAGGGTTTTGGTATTACTATGAATTACCTGCTGTTTAAGACAGGTGCCCGTGCCATTGATAGTTTACGGAAGAACAATAAGTATTCTCCCGAAGAGTCGCGGGCAGCAAAAGAGCAGTTCTTCGGCACAATCCTCTCCGCCGCGTTGTTGGCCGGTGTGCAGGGTATGCCCATAATCGGCGGCGTAATCATGGCCGCTGACTTGTTTCTGGATGATGACGAAGAGGATGCAGAAACCATCCTGCGTAAGTATATCGGTGAGTTGGCCTATAAAGGTCCGGTGAACGCTATAACAGGTACAGACGTAGCATCACGTATTGGTCTCTCCAACCTTATCTACCGGGACAACCCGTATACCGCTAATGCTTCTGCTGCGGAGAAGCTGCTGGAGGTCGTGGGGGGTCCGGCTTGGAGCGTCGGCACACAGTTCGGAAGGGGGCTTACAGATATCATATCCTCGGATGGCAATGTAGAGCGGGGCGTCGAAGCCATGATGCCCGCCGCGTTCCGCAACGTCGTCAAAGGTATGCCGATTGTCGGCAGATACGCTAGAGATGAGGGTATCCTCACTAGACGCGGTGACCCTATAGTTAGCGATATCTCTACAGGTGGACTACTCGCACAAGTTATGGGCTTCCCCCCCAGCAACTATACCTTGGCGCAAGAGAAATCCCGTGCTGGTAAACGTATAGAACGCTCGATACTCACCCAGAGAACTTCCTTGCTACGTAAATACTACGTAGCTTCCCGTATGGGTTCCGACATGGTTGACGAGATGGCCGACATTATGGCCTTTAACAAGAAGCACTCAAATGTCCTGATATCTCTTGACACTTTGCGGAGATCTATGAAGACGCATATGCGTACCTCTGCTGCCATGATGAACGGTGTGACGATAAGCAGGAATATGCGGGCCGCTATACAACAACACATGGACGAATATTCGGAGTAGCAAAAAACCCCCACCGGTTAGGGTGGGGGTAAGTCGGAGGGTGTAACCCCTCTAGGGAGAACGACAGACAGCAAGAAGGCTGCCCCTCTTACAGTATTATGTCGTTCTCCAAATGCGAATACCTAATACTTCACCTTCAACTACCACTCTGGCTTCGGTCTTGTAGTCTTTAGCTAGCAAAATCTTGGCAGCTTGGCGCATTGCTTCTTCAGTATTTATACAGGGTATGAACACCGAAGACCCCACTACCATATCCTTCCACCGTACAACGACCTTGACCCCGTCAGGGTTAAGATCATCGACCTTTAACACTCCCTGCTTCATCGCTCCCCCCTATAGAACAACTTACGACAATCACGTCGGTAGGCGGCAACTGCATATGAGTACCTTTGCTCAACCGCATCTTCATCTTCGTAGCGCCCATGTTAGTTTTAAGGTCCGCTAGGAACGCAGTGTAGTTTATCTGTTGCTCACCGCACCATATCCTGAGCGGTTTCGGTATAAGGTAGGCTACCTTCAAATCAGTTTCGTACCTAGCCACGAGCTTACCTCTAGGTAATGCTTCTGGAACTACAAGTGAATCAAGGCCGTTGTCGTTCTGTTTCCGTAGATCATCCGTACTCTTGATCCATAGGACATTACTCCAGTGTTCATGGATATAGTCGTTAAGAGTCTCTTCCACCGATGTGTTCATGTCAGATACGCAGTTCTTGTTCTGCCTAAGCATAGATACAGCCCACTTGAATAGCTTACCCATATCGTACTCTATAAGCCCCGCACGTTTGGCTAAGACCAAACCCGCGATAGTGTTAGTAGCGAACGCAGACCAGAACCTGTTCTCGGAAGTTAGCCCCGCCGCTGTGTCTACTTTAATACGAACCTCGTCGATTAGCTTTTTAACACCGTCCATATTGTTCATAACGTGTTGGATAAAGATCGTACCCGCATGACCATAGTTATTCATTACGTCGGCAAGGAAGGCATCCTGTATTCTTTTATCTTTTACTTCGTCGAATATCCGCTCCACTTTCACTTCCAGTATGCGCTGCGCCTCTGCTTTCGGCATAGCTTTAGCCATATTTATCATCTCGATTATGCCTGTATTCGCTGTAGTTACAGCCAACAACTTCCACGCCTCGCCACGATATCGTTCGGCATTACCCCCACTCGCCATACGCCCCCGCTGCTTACCACCCGTTAATTGGTACGCCAGATTACTTAGCTCAGCAGCTTTGGCGTTGGTGAGTTCGTCTATATACAGGGGGAGATTATGGTATATTTCCCCCCGGTGCATTTTTATGTTGTGCGTATCATCTCTATCCAACACGAGGTCTTTTGGGAAACCCCATACTGAGGCCCCTGCAAACATCGCGGTAGTTTTACCTACTCCTGTTGTCCCGTGTAAATGCAACGCCGCGCAATTCACGGGGGACAAGTTCATAAGAACGGAACCGAATGATGACCCCACTACAAATTGATGTATCTCAAATCCGTCATGGTTGTAGAAGTTCATAGTTTCCTTCCACTTCTCCAACGTACCCTTTGGTTCAAACGCCGGGAACAGACCTACAGTCTGGTTAGACGGAGGGTTAAACTCAATTCGGTCTTTGAATATTTCTTGGTTGCCCAGTACGAAAGAACTGCAATCATCGTCGGTCCAACCAAACTGCTTGTGCGCCTCGTCTGCGGCGCTGCTAGCCTGTAGTTCATTAACCCATGTGGTTGTATACTGCATAATCTCGTCCATCCCACCTTTTTTACTGACGGCAACACCGTACATAGACATCTGCTTACGGAACTCATCACGAGAATTTACAGACGCAAGGGGTATGGTAAACTCCCTTACGCCGTCTTTAGGCAGGTGCAACCTCATAACTACGGCTTCACCTAGCTCACTATCCCATAACCGGCGTACAACATATAAGTCATTATGATATACTGCTCTTTCGCCTACGCTCCCATCAGGTAGTGTTTCACGAGTATATACACCACCGTTAGCCCCCCGGAAGTAGGGGTTTGGGTATCCGGGTATTACATACGTCTTGATAGGGGAGTTCGGTAGCGTAATAGCTGGTGCTTCTACGACGTTATCTTCTTCGGTAGCTTCCCGTATTCGGCTTCCTAGGCTGATAGGAGACTTTACGTTATGCTTATTCGGGCATTCATCGCATACGCCGGGATTAAATTCGTTGAACGTGCCGCATAGATACGGACCCTTTATAAGGTCCATCTTCTTCAGAGTGTCCTGCGCGTCGTACTCAGGATGGTTCTTGGATATTTCATGGGCCGCTTTTGTGCTGTCTTCACAAAACTTAGCTATAGACAACCCGGCCCTCCAGAGAGGTTCTGATATTTCGTCCTGATTAGCCAGTATGTTCTTTATCTGTGCGCACCCGTTGCCCGCGTGGGTTTTAAGAACGATATCCTTGAATACATTCTTCCTGTTGCCAAGTAGCGCGTCCATGACAGCGTTACTACCCGCCGGGATATGCTTGGTAGGTACTGGTATCCAGTCACCGCCCAGATACTCTTTAAAAACATCGAGGTCTATAGACGCTGGATCATCCGTGCCGAAGTAGCCTACAGCTAGCGGCGGCTGTCCCTTATGGTTATGCGTACCGGGTACACGAAGTACTCGCGCGGCGTCAGCGGTGACTGATGGGTCTGCTAATAAGTTATGCTCCGCGCATAGTTGCTTGAGTCTTTCTGCCGTGGGCAACCACTCTGTAAGACTAACAGGTTCTGACAAGAACCAGTATACGTGGACTCCACGGCCTGAGTTAACCAATAGCGGTTTCGGTAGCTTCAGCTTCTCACAGAAAGTACGCAGCGCGGCTAGGGCAGCGTCCTGATTCGGGTAGTCCTTGCTAGGCCCGCAGTCCAAATCTAGGAAGAACGCCCTGAGTTGTTTTACGTTAGTTACTTTACGCGACCCTGCTACTTCAAACGTAGCCAGCGCGAAATAAGCGTTGAACCCAGACTTATCTAGTTCGTGGGCCGTTGTCATAACGGCATCTGTAGAGGTATAGAATTTCTGCACCCTCCGGTCTTCCGACCCGTGAGAGGCAAATACACAGTAGAGGCCGCTATCCCCCAGCGCTCTCTGTAAAAAGTCTTTCGTTTCCATGTGGCCCCGTACTGCTTATCTGAAAAGAAACCCCCGGCTACGCGTCAACGCAGCCGGGGTATACTGGGGAGATTAGTTATCCCAAGCGTCTACGATAGCGTCCATCTCAGGGTCTTTAGCTTTCGGGGCCGGAGCTTTCTTGCTCACCTTTTTAGGTTCAGCAATCTCCTCGGCTTCTTCGGCTTCTGCATGGTCAATATCATATTCCCCCGCATGGGCAAACGGGTTATCCCCCTCTGATTCAAATCCCTTGGTAACTTCAAACGGTGAAGCCGTTTGCATTGGCACGTACTTGGTAACTTGCACAGCGTTGAGCCGTAAAGACACCCCGGTACCTACGCCGGTAGCGTGGTAGGGCACGAATACCCCAGCGATATTGATCGTACTGCCGGTAGTCAGTAGGAAGTCGTCACCAAGTTTGGCGTTAGCGGCATCATACTGTGCGGGCTTTCTTGTGGCATCTTTACCGTATGCACCCTTCAGCGTGCTTTTGAAGGTGTATGTCCCCGCCTCTTCCTTAGTGAACGGGTTATCAAACTTTTCAGGCCAGCTATCAGCAGCCTTATCGGCGTATGCTTTCCGCATACCAGCGAGTAGCTCCTTAGCTTGCTCATTTCCCATACGGAAACTTACTTCGTATTTAGCCCCGTCATCGAAGACCTCACAAGGTACAGACCGTCTCTCTTTGTTGTCGAACCGGTACGTAGTATTCAGGCGCGGCCATAGGGCCTCTACATTGTTAACACGAAACGGGGTAGGCTTTGGCTTGTCAGCCATAATGCTTCTCCTAATTGTTAGTTTTGAATCCGTCTGTAACCTCAAACGGGGATATTGCGTTGCCCTCAGATGGTGTGTATTCCAGCGTGATCGCCCGTATAGTATCGGGATCATTAATCATATCTGAAACCACACTTATTTCTTCATCCCTAAGAGGGCGGGTAGGTTTGAAGAATAATTTTGGTGTGTCGCTGCCCTCGTCAAAATACATCTTGGTTAGAACAGTGATGGCTGGCCTGTCCCGCTTCGCCAGAAAATGGGCGTAAGCTTTCATTGGCATATCGCCGCCCCGTACTTCCCCGAAGATAGAAGTAGCGGGTAGCCGGAGTTGGTATACTTCCCCCAACCTGTCTTTAGGTACAACCGCTATACGCTGCGAAAACCTGCAAGCCCTGCTGCTCTTATAGCCTGACCCGCGTATATTGTTGTGGCAATCCATGCACCTCCCCGCTTGACGTTGATCCTCTGGTACATCGGCGGAGGGGGTTTGTGTATTTGAAGACCAGCAGGTGGGGACAACCAGTTTGTCGGGTTCGTATTCCCCTTTGTAGTAGGCCCGTGCTATCGGAGCGGCGTTTACTATAACGACTTCGTACTCGGTGTTACTAACCTCTAGTACACCCTCGTCCGAACACTCACTGAACTTCTTATCTCGTATGCTTATCCGCCTCATAGGTCTTTATCTTGCTCACCCGCAATAGGTGTATCTTCTGTTGGACGCCCTTTGGCTGCGGATAAAGCCGCTACAACGTCGTCTACACAGAAGCGATAGGTGTTAACAACCCGGATATAAGTATCTTCTGGTATGTATTTATTTCTAACCCAACCCCGAATAGTAGATACAGACACAGATAGATTCTTGGCTAGTTCTTCGATTGGCACATATGACTTACCCATTATTTTTTCCTTACCGATATTATATATTCAGAGTCCACATTTAGCCCCGGTGGAACACTCTCGGGGTTCTCTTCTAGGAACTGTTTTACATTGCCTTGGTTAAGGCGCTTCTCTAAGAACTCTGGTACCTCTTGTTCAGCTATGAACTTGTACATAGAGTCCCAGTCGCTCGTCCAGTACCGTGTCTTCACGGTCCTATAGAACAAACCCTCCGACGTTCTTACACTCTCGACTTCATGCTCTTTGCAGTGGTCGAGGAGGGCTTTCTTAATGGCTTCCTGCTGGGACTGTAGGTCACCATCCGTGTCTTTGAATTTCGCGGCTAGTTCGCTCCGCTTGGCCTTTATTTTAAGGTAGACCCTAGTTAGTTTTTCTAACCCAACCCCTTGTTTGCTCTCCATATTTGCTCTCCAAAGCTTGGTAGGGGATGCACTATCGTGGCAAAGGGTTAGCTAGTCAAGTATTTTGTTATATAAATCTATAATCTGTGTGTGAATGTCCATCTTGCTGTCTAATAGTCTGTAAACGTGTTTCTCTACGGGCGACCCCTGTAGCTGCACAACGGTACACTTATGCGTTTGACCCGCGCGGTGTACCCGTGCGTTAGCCTGTGCGTAAGTCTCTAGGGAGCTAGTCGGCCCCCACCACACTACTGTGTTAGCGGCAGTGAGGGTCACACCATGTGCGGCGGCGGCTGGTTGGATCACTAGAACCCTAGGCTCATCTTGCTCTTGGAACGCCTTAAATATCTCGGTGCGCTTTCCAGCGGATACGCTTCCTTGGATAACCGCGTTGCTTACACCATCGGAAGTAAGTTTCTCCGATAGTATGCTTATGGCGTGTTTAAAGGGGGCGAACACCAACACCTTCTTGCTTGATTCGTCTATGACCTCTCGCAGCACTTTGTATCGGTGCCTTATATCAAACTCTAGCGTGTCGCCTTTATCGGTGTAGACCGCACCACAAGATATTTGCAGTAGCTTATTCATGTTAGCGGCGGCGTTTACGGCGGTGATCTCTTCCCCAGCCGCTTGCATTATCATCCGGCTTTTTAACTCGGCGTAGTATTTCTTCTGTTGTTTCGTTAACTCCACCTCACGTTTCACGTACACCATAGCAGGTAGGTCTAAGCAATCTTCCTTGGTGTAGCGTATCGCTGGTTGTAGTGCGTTGAACACGGTGCCGACCGCGCTATCTTTGGGTGCCCACTTAAAGTTAGATATCTTGTGCATCACCATATCTCGGAATGATCCGAAGAAACGCGGGACACTGGTGGGGTTGATAAGTTTTGCTAGGCCATAGGCATCCAACGGACTTTGCGCGGCGGGCGTACCCGTCATCATCCAGAGCCACGTATCAGGATTTAATATCTTACTAAGGGTTTTCCACCGCGTTGTCTGGACGTTCTTATAGTGGGTAGCTTCATCCACGACTATGAGATCAAACCCTCCGTTGGCGATATCATCGGCTACAATAGCCACCCCGTCATAGTTTATTATGACGTACTCTGCCCCACCGTTTATTATCTTGCGGCGCTTATCCGCAGCCCCGTAGGCCACGTCTACGCTTCTGTGCATGGCGAAGTTGAATAGATCACCACGCCACGCGCTGTCCATAATCGAGAGTGGGCAGATAACCAGAACACGCTTTATGATCCCCTGCTTCATAAGGAAGTCAGAAGCCCAAATAGCGGAGGCGGTCTTGCCGGTCCCCTGTTCGTTAAAACAAAATGCTCTGCGGTTCATAGTCAGAAAAGCAGCCGTACTCTTCTGATGCTCAAAGGGTTTGTATTGTCCGGGCCAATCGTAACGCCCCTCTATAGGTGAGGGTACGTCTATATTAAGGCTTTTTAATACGTGGGCTTCGTCAACACCCCAGCTAACTAGGACATTGTTGGCGTCTACCATGTGGCTTTTGGGTATGATCGTAGTCACTTGTTGCGGGTGGCGCAGCTTCAGTAGCAGCGCCTTGTTGTCTATAATTTCCACTAACCTGCCTCTGTAAAATCTGCACGAACTATTTTAAAGCAATGTTCCGTATTTGCTACTGTTGGACAGGTAAGCTTACAGGGTGCTGATAGCAAGCTTCCGGGTTGCCTTGCCCGGCCTCCGTCAGAAATGTTGTGTTCGCCGGAACTT